GACGGGTTGCAGAAGATAAAGCAGAAATTGAAAGACTTAATGGCGAAGCTAGGGCAAAAGAAGTCGAACTCGGACAAAAGCTCGCAAGAGCCACCAGCCAACTGAAGCAGGCCAAAAATGATATCAAAACCAAACAGGCTAGTATTAACGCTCGCATCGATGCTGGCGAGTTGCGCCTCCCCTCCACCTGTGGTGTACAAACCAGTGCAGATGCCCCTAATGGAAATCAAGCCAATGGAACCGAATCTGACCGACAGGCTATTAAAGATATTGTCGCCATCGCCTCAGACGGAGACAAAGCAATCGTCAAACTCAACGCCTGCATCAGTCAATACAACGAAGTGATGCAGACAGTCAACGAGGGTGTGAAATGATCACAGCAGAGAAACTTCATGCCCTTCAGATTGGGCCAGAATGGGTAGAGCCACTCAATGCCACCATCCAAAAGTTCAACATTTTTACCGTCAAAGAGCAAGCCGCCTTTATCGGACAGCTTTCACATGAGTGCAACCACTTCCGTACACTGGAAGAGAACCTCAACTATCGGGCCGAAACCCTTCAAGCTCTCTTCCATACTCACTTCAAACCGGAGGAGTATGCCCTTTTTGCCCACCAACCGCAGAAAATTGCCAATAGGATCTATGCCAATCGGGGAGGCAATAGAAATGAAGCAAGTGGGGATGGGTTTTTGTACAGGGGAAGAGGCACGATCCAGCTTACCTTTCACGATAATTACTGGCACTGTGGCCAAGCCTTGGGTCAGGATTTTGTGAAGAACCCAGACTTAGTGAAAACCCCCATGTATGCAGCTATGAGTGGAGGCTGGTTTTGGGCCACACACGGATGCAATAATTTAGTGGATAATGATGAAGCACTGTGTAAACGCATCAATGGGGGTCTGTTTGGCCTAAACGAACGCATTGAATTGACACGTAAAACTCTTGCCGTTTTAAGCGCCTAATGGGACAATAAGCTATGGCTTTACATGCAATTCGTTTCAGACCCGGTGTAAACAGGGAACAAACTCAATATACCGCTGAAACGGTAGGTACCAATTCATCTGGATTTAATGCCCCCAATTTTTCAGTTGTAGCTGGTTGGTATTCCTCTCAAAATGTAAGATTTAGGCAAGGATTGCCAGAAAAGATTGGCGGATGGTCTCCAGTATCAACGTTTACATATGCAGGCGTATGCCGTTCTTTGTTCAACTGGTTTAGCTTGAGTGGGGTTGGATTAATTGGCGTAGGAACCAATACCAATTTCTATGTAAGCCAAAGTGGTGTTTATCATGACATTACCCCAACCAGAGGCACCGCCACTTTAACCAATCCTTTTACAGCCACCGCAAGCTCTGCGACCATTGTTGTTTCTGCCACATCTCATGGAGCAACCACTGGAGATAGCGTTACATTCACAGGGGCAACAGGGTTGGGTGGAAACATAACTGCCGCAGTGCTTAATCAAAAGTATGTAATCACAGTTATTAATTCCAATTCCTATTCTTTTACGGCCACAGCCACAGCCAATTCAACTGATGCATCTGGGTCTCCCGGCGGAGGTACGGTTACAGCGACTTATCAAATTAGTATAGGGCCAGCAATTGAAGTGCCAGTGATTGGGTGGGGCGCAGGATATTGGGGTCAATCTACATGGGGCAATGGCGGATCTACCAATTCAACAATTAGGTTATGGAGCCAAGCTAATTTTGGTCAAGACTTGATATTTTGTCCAACCAGTGGTGGAATTTATTACTGGACATATGATTCAACATATTCATCTGTTGGGGTAAATATCACAACATTGTCCGGGGCATCAGATTGCCCAACTGTGGCAAACTTTATCTTTGTATCAGATGCAAGCCGTTTTGTATTTGCTTTTGGATGTAATTCTTTAGGATCATCTACACAAACTCCCATGCAAGTTCGTTGGTCAGATCAGGAATCTGTGACCATGTGGACACCTTCTGCAACCAATCAAGCGGGTGGAATTATTCTTTCACGTGGTTCTAAAATTGTTTCTTGCGTCCAAAATAGGCAAGAGATTGTTGTTTTTACAGATACATCCGTGTATTCATTCCAATACATAGGAACTCCGGGGATTTGGGGTTCCAATATTGTGGGCGACAACATATCTATCCTAAGTAAAAACTGTGCAATCCTAGCCAATAACGTAACCTATTGGATGGGTTGGGATAAGTTTTATTTTTACAATGGTACTGTTTACACGCTAACTTGCGACTTGAGAGAATACATTTTTTCAAACATCAATCTGGCGCAGTCGGATCAATTCTTTGCGGGAACCAATGAGGGCTTTAATGAGATTTGGTGGTTCTATTGTTCTGCAAATAGTACAACCATCGATAGTTATGTCATCTATAACTACACAGATGGCATTTGGTACTATGGTCAGATGGGAAGAACTGCATGGATTGATTCCACGGCTTTGACATATCCTATTGCTGCAACGTACAACAACACCCTTGTTTACCATGAGAATGGTTTAAACGACAATACGACAGGCACGGCTTACGCAATTGACTCCTATATCCAATCTGCGGAGTTTGATATAGCGGACGGAGATCGGTTTTCTTTTGTCCATCGTGTCTTGCCGGACGTTACATTTAGAAACTCAACCAGTTCAAGTCCTAATGTAACCATGACATTGATTCCGATGCAAAACTCTGGGGCAGGATATAACACACCGCAATCAACAGGAACAAATACCAATTTGGCAACAGTGACAAGATCGGCTACTGTGCCTATTGAAAAATTTACTGGGCAAGTCTTTGTCAGGGTTAGGGGTAGGCAATTGATATTCCAAGTGGAAAACAATCAATTAAATACCCAGTGGCAATTAGGTACACCAAGATTAGACATCAAGCCAGATGGTCAGAGAGGTAACACATGACAATCCCAACACAATTTGTTGCACCTAATTTACCAATACCAGACAATCAATACAGTCAAGAATATTTAAATATATTGACCAAGGTGCTTCGTTTGTATTTTGCAACAAACGATAACATCAATACAACATTGATCAATCAAGTATCAACCAACCAAGCGTTAAACTGGATGAATACTAGTTTATGAGTAACTATCAAAACGTCACTCCAGTTCAGATAGCGCAAGCTGCGTTAACCACCAGCTATGCTACGCTTTATACTGTCCCTACCAATCCTACGACTCCTACAAGAACGTACTTGAAGGATATGGATATTTGCAATACAACGGCAGGCGCTCTTTATGTTTATGTATCCATTGTGCCAAGTGCAGGCACAGCAAGCTCATCCAATGCTATTTTTTACAATACGCTTGTTCCTGCAAACTCAACGCTACAGTGGTCGGGCACGCAAGTCATGCCGACATTGGCAACTCTCCAAGCAAAAGGATCTGCTACAGGGTTAACCATTACTGTTAGTGGTGGGGAGGCAGTATGACGATTATTGTTTATCCCGACATTGGATCTAGTGGGAATCCAAGCACAGCCATTATTGATAATGAAAGTCCTTTGGCTTTGCCAACTTATATGCAAGTATCAAGGGGACTTGTTTCTGGTGCATCAGTAGTTAATGTTTATGGATTTCAAAACGCTTTACCAAACTCAAGCGCTGCAACTTTTTATCCTGTTTGGGAAAATACAACTGCATATCCATCCTATCCATCTACAGCCATACAGATGTGGATTTTGAGTTCTTCTTCTTCTGACACGGCAGTACAAGTCATCATATCTGGTTTAGATGCAAGCTATAACCCGATAACCGAAACCATAACTACCAATGGCACAGCACACGTTGCTACTGTGAATAAGTATTTAAGAATTAACGGTATGCAAATAACGGGTACTGTTAATGCCGTTGGTACTATTAATATAGTTGATTCAGCAACCACAACAACCAATCAGTATGGTGAAATTATGGCTGGATCTGGCAAAAGCCAAGCCATGATTTATACCGTTCCAAATGGTTATACTTTTTATTTAACTCGCTCTAATGCGTATTCAAATCAAAGCGGTAACACAATTAACAATTATTGCGTGTACCGTGTTTGGACTCAATCAAATACAGGAATAATTCAAGTTTTATTACAAGCACCATTTACAAATTCATATCAAACAATTAGGGTTGCTCCTCGTGCATATTCAGCCAAAACGGATATTCAATGGCAAGCTGCTGGTGGGCCGTCTTCTGGCACATCTTCTGTTGGTATTGGCGTAGAAGGTATCCTAATTGCGACAGGAACTCCATAATGACTACCACATCTAATTTTTCAAATTCAGATATTCAAAATTACATTTCCAATATTACTGGAGGAGTAGGTAATGCTCCAACCGCAGCTCAACAAGCCCAAATTGCTGCGGCAATGAACCAATACAATGTCAACCCAAATCAAGTTGCGGCTGCCATGCAATCGGTTAATCCTGTTTACACGGCATCAAATGTTCAAACAGCTTATAACTCACTTCAGCCAACAGGAGAATTTAATACCGCTGGTAATGCTGCATCTGGTTCAGCAACACAAACAAATTCTGGAGGTATATCTAATATACCCACAAATTTGCCTAATACAAACATTACCCAAAACCAAGCCAATCAAGCTGCCCAAGCATATTCAAACGCAGTTAGCACAGGTGATTACACGCAAGCTCAAAACTTGATTAACCAATTGGGGATCAATGCTGCGGATGTTTCATCTTACTTTCCAAAATTCAATACTGCCCAAATGGGGAGCAACCTGTATTTGGCAGGTACGCCACAAGCCCAACAGGGGTTTGCTAAACAACTCACATCTCTAGCTTCCAATCCAAGCTCTGCCACATCGGATCAAATCCAAAACTTGATCACACAAGCGCAGAATGATCCTACGCTTTCCAAAACATATGCCACACAGATTCAAACATTGCAATCTGCGTTGCCTACTTACCAAGCGCAGGATGCCATTACGCAGGCTCAATCTGGTACTAATGTATTACAAAACTATCAGAATCTATTAAATATTGCCCAAAAAGATCCAACTGTTGCATCTGCATTGGGATCTACCACTGTATCTGGGATTCAATCTGCATTGCAAGAATCTGGAGGCGGTAAGTACATATCCACCTTTGAGGCATTAACTGGATTGGATAAAGGTCTCCAATCGCAAACTGTTGCTCAATTGCCTGCAACCACTCAGCAAGTACCTGTGACGGATGAGAACGGCAATCCAACAGGGCAGACAACAACCCAAACCATCATAGATCCTAGCAAGCTACCTCAAGGGGTATATGCAACGGATACAGGGTATGAACAACAGATTCAAACTCCTGCGGGGTGGGATCCCGGAACAAAGGTTTACGCTCAGTACGACAGCACAGGTAAGTTAACAGGCTATTATTCTCCTAACCCCGTGTTCCCAACAGATGCAAATGGGA